ACATCAGGTCGGCCAGGTCGAACATGCCCGCGACCTCGCCGCCAGGCGAATCGATCGACAGGAGTACTCCGCGCACGGACGGATTCTCCATGGCCGCGGTAAACTGGGCTGCGATGTCCGCGTAGCTGGTAAGCCCGCTCATCGCATCCATGCCGGAAGCCTTCGAGACCAGCGTCCCGGAAATGTTGATCGTGGCAATCCCGTCCTGATCGACTGCCGGCGTCCTCGCCGGTTTCGCCGATGCCGGATCGTCTTCATCCGGGTCGTACATGCCCTTGAGGGGGATGCCCCGCAACCGCGGGCCGACAGCGCCCACGATGATTTCCAGCTTCCCTCGCTCGATGGCCAGCGGTTCGCCGAAAATGCGCGCGGCGACGCGCGGTAGATGGATCACTGTTTCTTTCCTCCTGCAGGCGCGATGGGGACGGGCTGTTTTTTCGGCGCGGGCCCTCCGTCCGGCCCGTCCATGAGCGGTTCTTCCCTGCCGCCAGGCGGTACCGTCTCAGTCACTCGCGAAGCCCCGTACACCGGGGAAATGCCCATGCGCTGCTCGCGCTCGTGGTCTCTGGCGATCGCCGCATCGACTTCCTCGGCATCTTGGCCGCGTTTGGCCACTTCCGCTTCGCGGCTGGTGAGGCAGGATTCGATCTGCATCCGCACGCTGTCTACGTCGGATTTCGGATCCACCCAATCCCATGGCTGGCCGCTCCACTCCACGTTCAAATACTCTTCGGGGTGCTTGGCGTAGTCAGTGGCATCGATCACACCCACCAGGGCCGCGGCATCGAGCCAGGCCCGCCACACCGGGCGGCAGAATTGGTGAATCATGATCGCTGCCTGGAACTGTTCCCAGATCCGGCGCAGCGCGATCAGCCGCACACGGGCGGAAGAGTAGTTGACCTGGTTCATGTCGCCGGTCAACATTTCATAAGTCACTTTCAGAATGGTAGCGATGGTCTGCCGCTGCACGCGCATGAAGACTTCGTAGGTGTTCTCCACTCCCGGATGGGCATAGAAGCCCATCTCTTCGCCCGCATTGGTGTCGATCACCGTCACCGTGCCGGGCTGCGATTCGACGTAGGAAGTGCCTTCGGGCGCAACGTCGTTGCCCACTGTGGTCCCGACGTTGTTGAGCTGCGGATCGTCCGGAGTCAGTGTCTTTTTCCAGGCGAACAAATACGCGCCGAGCTTTTGCCTCAACCGCTCCGCGTCGTCATAGTCGTCGAGGTCTCCCAGTTGGATCAGGATCGGCGCGAGCGAGGTAATGCCGCGGATCTGGTTTCCCCGGATGAACTCCATCACGTGCAGCACGTTCTGCGACGGAACCCGCACCACTTCGTAAGCGTTCGGCCAGATCGTCGAGTCTCCGGGGTGCTCCCGGTAGAAGTGATACGCCACCCGCTGGTGAATCTGGTCGAATTCGATGGAGGCGCGCACCAGGTTGCCGGCGGCGATCGCGCCCGCCGGCATGTCGCCGGTCATGCGCCAGAAGGCAAGCTGCTCGGGCTCGATCAGGTCGATCTGCAGGGGGACGCGGAGTCCGGAGGGTGAGAGATCGGATGCCAGCCGCGGCCGTAACCGCGCGAAGGCTTCGCCCGCTTCCACCACGTTCCGGCAGACCAGCATCTGCTGCCCGAAGAAATCGTGCAGGCTGTCCGGCTTGCCATCGCCTCCAATGCGTCGAGCTGCCGAAGACTGCTTCGTCCACAGGGAGAATTCTTTCTCCAGGGTCTTGCGAATCGTCGGATCGGAGTGCTTGGAGTGCGGGCGGATTCCCGTCCCGATCACCTCCGCGATGAACGACGTGATGCCGTTCGCCGCCAGGGGATTCTCCATCACGGACTTGCGCGTCCGCGCCAGCATCAGGGCCCCATCGGCCAGCGCCAGGCTGTTCACCCCGCGATAGGTCGTGCCGATTTGCATCGTGCGCCGGCCCATCGTCGCGGCGTTGTAACCAGACGTGGGGCTCGAATAGTACGGCAGCGCGGCCATGGGGCGGCCCATGAAAGCGTGCAGCAATCCGCGCAAGTAGCCCACGCGCTCGGGTTCCGCGCGGTGCATGACGGCGGTGCCGAGACGTTCCGATCTGAGTTGGACCTTGGCCATGGTTAGATGCCGATTCCCTTACCGCCGAATAGGAAAAACGTTCTCGTCTTCGGCGTGCTGACCACGGGCGCATCCGTCGCCGTGTCGTACAGCGCGCTGAAATATGCGATCGCCGTCCGGATCTCCGCCACTGACCGGTAGGTCATGTGCCTTCCATCCGGTCCGGTCACTTCGGCATACCCGGTGCCGAGTGAGGCCTCCAGCTTGCCGATGATCGTGTCGAGTTGAGCGGTGGTGTAAGAGGTCATGGTTTATTTGGTGGAGTGGCCGGGAGTCGAACCCGGATACCGCCCGCGGCTTTCAGGGCCGCCTGGTCGCTCTGCCTGTTGAGCTACTCACCCCGTTCTCATCGAAGCCGGATCTGCACGCGCCGCGGGCCTAGAATCGTGGCCGTCCCGCGCTGCTGCTGTACTGGCGCAGGCGGTGGTGCTTGCGGTCCACCATCGCCGGAAATGACGGGCGGCGCCGGCGCGGCGGGCGCCGGCATCATCGCCGGGCCCGGCGATGTCGGATCCACTTGCAAATTCGATTCGAGCTGCCGCCAGTGCCGCTCCTGGAACCGGTCCATGCCCACGTCCCAAGCGGCTGCCCGCGCGTAGATCCGGCAGTCCAGCGCCTCGTTCCGCGGGCGGGTCTGCTCCCATTCGCGTTTCGTCCGCCCTCTTCGGTCCGTTCTCGTAACGAGCTGCTCTGCGCAAAGCTGCTTGAAGTGCTCGTCGCCGTAATTCGCTCCGGTCGGGAAGTGGCAGAAGCCCGGAGGGTAAACCCACCCCTGAGCTTTCTCTTCCTCCGTGGGCGCCCGTTTCTTCAGGTCTGCGTAGAGCCCGGCCTTGAAAAACGCGCTCCACACCGTGCGGATCTTCAGCCCGCTCTTGATCTTCCGCCCGCCGATCGTGACGTCCACCGGCGAGGGTTGCCCCACCGGCAGCGTGCTCCGCTCCACGCCCTTGATGGCCACCACGCGGCTCGAAGGAAGGCCGCGGATCGCCTGGTACACCTCGTTGGTCGAATCGCCCGAATCGACGAACATGCGGATGATCGGCATGTCCGCGCCGGTCTCCGAGGGAAAAACCTCGGCCAGCAGACCTTCCAGCTTCACGCGAAGGTTTTCCGCGGTGGCTTGCCCTTCGAGAATCTGGTAATCGATCGACCAGCTCTCAAAATGCCGGCCGTACGCGACGATCTCCGCCTCGATCCGGTCCGGGTGTACGTCCACGCCGCACACGCAAAACAATCCGCCGCGGGGGACCGTCCCTACCGGGTATTTCTCGCGGCGTTCGAGCAGCCTTTCCCATTCCGGGGCTTCGCCCTGCTCTACCCAGGTCTCGGCCATTTCGATGTTGAAGAAAGTCTTCAACCGCTCGATGTCGCCCTGCGCCCGGAGAAATTTCCCCACGATTTTGCTCAGCGTCTTTTTGAGCGAGGCCAGCGAGCTGATCCGAAATCCGGCGATGCCGGCGAATGGCGCGGTGGCCATGAAACCGCCGCCCTGCTCCACCGCTTGCTCCACCGCTTTCCAGCGGGTAACGTCATCCCACTCCGCCTCGCAGTGCTCGCAGACATACACCGCGGACTCCGCCTGTTTCTTTTGCGTGGGCAGGCTCGTATCGAACTTCACCTGCGACCATTTCAGAATCTGCCGCTCACCGCACTTCGGGCAGACCACGAAGTACTCGCGCCGGTCGCTTTCCTCGAAGGCCTTCTCAATCCGCGAGTGCCCCTTGACCGTGGGAGAGCACGTCAGAATCTCTTTGTAGTTGTACTCGAACTCGGTCAGGCGGCCTTCCGCCAGCGTGATCGGATCGCCTTCCGGGCCCGCGGACGGCGGGTACTTGTCGATCTCGTCGCAGAACAGGTACCGGATAGGCAGCGCCGCCAGGTTGCCCGGCGAAGCCGAGGCCGCCACCCGCAGATGGCCGCCCAAAAACGTCTTGTCGGTGATCGTGTTGTCCGACGCCCGGCTCTTCGTTCCCGCGACCAGGTTCCGCAGGATCGGGGTGTCGCGCAGCATGGGAGAAAGCCGGCGCTTCGAGAAAATCTCGCAGTCCGTATCCCGGTACTGCACCACCAGCATGGGCCCGGGGTCCAGATGGATCACATAGCCGATGGCGTTGAGAATGATCTCCGTCTTCAGCATCTGCACCGCGGACATGACCACGATGCACTTCACCCGCGGGTCGGTGAAGGCGTCGAGGACCTGGACCTGGTAAGGCCGGGTCACCCACTTTCCCACTTCGGCCGAGGCCTCCCGGCTGGTACGCCGGTAGGTGTTGGCCCATTCGGTCAGAGTCAGCCGCGGCGGTGGCGCCCAGAGCTTCAGAACCAGGCGCAGCAGAATTTCGGCAGCGTTCATGCGGCATGGGGCAGACAGTCGGCGATCGGCTGGCTCGCAGGTGACCAGCTCGCGAGTTCCGACAGCATGGCGTAGATCCCAGTCCGGAGGATTTCTTCGCAAGCCACGGTGTCCGACTCTCTCGCCAGCTTTGGCGCCAGCTCGCTCGGCAGCATCAACGCCTTATTCCGCGCCGTGGTGATCATGTTGCCCCAGGCTTCCGAGGCCTCCGCGGCGTCGACCAGCGTCCCCTTCCGCTCCTCATTGTCCAGGTGGAGCTTTTCCCGGCGCTCCAACAGGACCAGTTTCTCGATTTCGATCTTGGCCAGGCCGCCGTCCTCTTCCTCGATCGCGTGCTCCCGTTTGAGCGCTCCGCCGCGCGGCTGGGGTTCCAGCTCGACTTCCACCCGGCGTCCTGCAGCCTCGCTATTTCCGCCGGGCACCGCCGTCGATCGCGCATCGCCGTTTCCGGCGGGCGGATCCGCCAAGGGGCCTCCGCGGTTCTTCCACCACTCCGACTTCCGCACCTGGTCGACGTCGAGCCGGCCGTCCGGATCTGCCCTGAGCGCTCCGGTCTTTCGGGCCTTGATCAGGGCGACGTGCGAGACGCCCAACTGCCGGGCTGCCTCGCGGATTCCAACTTTCATAGATTGGCCGGTTACCACCCGCGGTTACCACTGGTAACCTGGCTTTTGGGGTCGTAGCTGGGCAAAAGTCGCAATGAATTGACCCGCGCGCGGAGGGTCGCCAGGAAGGACCCATCGCCGAGCCACCCTCCTCGTGCACTAAGCCTCACGCGTGCGGCCTCAGGAGCACCATTACCCACCCCAGCGTGGCCACCAGCGCCGTGGCCAACGTCCCCATGATCCAATACTGCAACCCGCTGATGCGGTCGTCGACCCGCTGGACCAGAGTGTCGACCTTGGCCTCGATGCGGCCGAGCGATCCATTCTGCTTTTGCTGCCAGGCCTCCAGGTCAACCACCGCCTTGCGCTGCTCCGCGATCACCGGCGCCATGATGCACCGCACCGCGTCATCGGCGTTGCAGCGCGGGAACTCGACGATCTTCGCGGCTTGGTTCAGCGGTGATGGGGTCATGGTGTTCTGCTCCTTCGATCGCTTCGGGGTAGCTGTTCAGGTCTGCCGCCGTTTGCCATT